CCAAGAGAAGCTAATACAGGTGATCCTCTTGAAAAGGATTTAACTGCTGCTTTTGCTAAAAATGCCCCGATTAATGTCTTAGTGATCGCTTGTTTGTTGGATTTTGCAGACTTTGAAAGTGTTGATAATCCACTATTCAAATCTCCTGCTAGAAAGGATTTCATTGCTGAACCTGCATTCGTTTGTTCAAGCAAAGCGAGAGCCGATCCTGTTTCTATTATATTTATTCCGAATTGTCTAGGAGCTCTGCGCCTAGATGCTTTTCTACGTCTTGCGACCATAACTGATTAAAGTTAAATCCGTTATAAATACTTATTGGCTTAATCTAATTGTTTAAGGATTTGCGCCTTTTTAATGTGATATTCAATAACTTCGGTCTTATCTTCACCACAATCAAAGCATAACCAATTATTCTCTACTTGTTCGAACTCTTTACGTTTCATACAATTAGTACAAAAAACAACGGGTCCACGTGCGATCTTCTTTTTCTCTTCGGTATTATCTGCTAACATTGCCTTTCTAATTAGTTTATTTACGATCGCTGAAGCTTTCTCATTCTTTCTTTCGCTGTATTCCTTAAGCCATCCTAATTCTTGAAGCCCCATTGTAAAGGATTTAGTGGCTTTAAATTCTGGTTTTCTACCCATTAAAACACCTCTTACAATGACCACGACATAAATGCGGTATGTCAATATAGGATTCATGACACTTTTTACAAATCATTTAATATCCTCCCTACAATATCTACAAATCCATCGCCCTTTAGAATCTAAATTAATAGAAGTAGGTCTAAATTTATCACCACAAAATAATTGCCTATGTTTACAAATCATAATTTAGCATTAACGAACCCTACTTAATATAATACATTATTATATAATTAACAAAAGAGTCTTTCTTAAATAATAAAAAAATAAGTAGTCATACCAATATAATATAATAATTATGTTATTTATTTATCTAAAATACCCTTAGAAAGTCTATCTAGTGTCTAGTCCTAGGCGTTTTTGGGGCTGTTTTACCCCTACTTCTGGGCTTTTTGAGGCGTTTAGTAGGTCCTGTACCCCGTTTCTTTTCATTAACATGTCTGCAACAAACCCCATTATTGGATTTTCTTTAGTGATCGCTTTGATCGTGGTTTGTCCTGTAGCATCATCAATTTTTTTGCTAGCTGCACCGATTGAGCCAAAAAAGGAACTTTGGAACGTTTCAAGCTTTTCGTGCATTCTGTCCTCAATTTCATCTATAACACCTGCTAAAATTTCTATTAACTCTTCGTCGCTTTCTCTGCTTTTGGCCCACCTAACCCACTCATCTTTTGATAATCTTGCAATATATCTTGATAATAGTGCATAAAATACAGACCAAGCAGCAAAGTATAGCAATAATGAAACTGTTGTAATTTCCATTACAGTCCTAAACCTTTTTCAGCTTTTTCAAACGCTTTCTCTTTAGTATAAATTTGAGAAGGTTTAGCATAAACAACACCTTTTTTAGTTAAACCACTATCTTGTGCTAATTTTAATAATGGAATCAATGCACCTAAGTTCATAATTTTTCAACACCCTCCAAACCCTTAAAAATATTAATACCAATTAAATCGGTTAAAATATCACGAGCAGGTTGTGGTGCTACTACCTGTTGTAATGTTTGCGGTACCCCTAATCCTGCTTTTACTAATATTTGGCTTACTTGACCAAAACTAGGATCTTCTTTTTGTAAATCAACTAAACTTTTTTTTCCTGTTTTAGGATCATCAGCTAACGATTTTAATAATGACTTAAGAATCGGTATAATCAAAATTAAACCAACACCCCCCGCAATTACCGTTCCCGATTGTGGTGAACCTGCAAACTCCATTATCGTTTCATGTCTATTATGTTTGTCTACTGCAGCTCTTTGAGCCGTTGTAACTTTCTTTAGTGTGTAATCCTTTGGAACTAGTGCGTAAGGCATTATCTCTTACTCTTTTTCCCTGCAGGTGTTTTCCTAAATGCAACACCCATTTTCTTAAGGTTTAGTTTACCTGATCTTAATCGAAAGCGTGGTTTGTTACTGTTAGCTTTAACGTATTTGTTCCACGCAGATAGTTTTCTCTTTTTGCCAGTGGTTCGTCTTGGTGAAACTTGGCTGATCCGCCCATTACGTGGAACTGTACCGTAAAATTCTTCTTCTTCGCCTTCCCATACGTGGCCTCTTTGGCCATCCATAAAGCCCATACGGTAATACTCGCGTTCTCTTTTTGTAGGCATTATTTTATCTGTGCTCCTTCTACAACTACTGTAATTAATCCAGAATTGCCTTGTGCTATAACTTTGATCCCTGTGTTTGGAGGGATCGTATAGTATAGATTAGGGAATTGGGGCCCGATCCCTGCTGTTTCAATTAGAAACTTGCTAACATGTAATGCTTCTTCATTACCTTGTACAGTCCAAGACAGAGCATCACCTTGGGAACATCCGCTATAATCGAATGAGACATTAGTAACGACACTATAGAACCTATTAGGTGAGATAAAATCTAATACCGTTGTTCCACCCCCAGTTAATGCTTCTAGACCACTCCAAGCAAAGACATGACTTCCAAAGAAGTTAAGAGTCGGTCCCGTCGAAAGTGTCATTTGTAAAGTTTACCTGTAAATGCTGTAGTAGTTTGGAATGTCGAGTCTGTAGCATCTGAATCACTTATAACGGTTAATGTTGTATAAGGAGGTAAAATAAATTTACATTTACTGTTTGAAGGTTGATCTTCTTGTGCGCTTTCTACTTTTAACCATATAGAAGTAATACCGTTTAATTTAACTTGAAAGGTTGTGATGCCACCGCTAGCGTTACCGCCTGCAATACCACCTGAAACAAATAGTTCACCTACAATATAATCTGCTCCAGTTGTAAAATTCATTACAGTTTGCTCGGCTGTAGCTCGACCAAATTCGCCACCATAAGCAAAGCAATGATTACCAATATAATTAAGGTCTAAACCTGTTGCAGCTACTATATTCGTGCTAGCATAAGGAACGCCTTCAGGCATTTTTATTCAAATGTTATAGTACAGCTAGAATCTATAGTTGCTGCAGTTGTTACTGCTATTTGAATATCCAAAGTATTACCCGATGTTACACCTAGTGCTGTTTTTTCTTGAACTACACAATTAGCTACTCCAGTTCCACCACTTGCAGCTTGTGCAATTGCTGGTCCCATGAAAACCGCATCGCCCTCTTGGAGCGCCGTACCTGTTAATTTAAATCCGCTACATAGATCTGCACCGGTTCCGACTGTACTAACTCCCATTGATATTGAAGATATTTGTGAAACTCCAGTTGGTACTACCAAAGACAAGCCTGAACTTGCGAATTGATTATTCATGCTCTGAAAGCTGGTCGTTGCGGCCAACGCTGCTTCCGTACGTGTTACGACGATTGCCAAATTATGCCCTCACTTTAATAGGTCCAAGAGAAGCTAATACAGGTGATCCTCTTGAAAAGGATTTAACTGCTGCTTTTGCTAAAAATGCCCCGATTAATGTCTTAGTGATCGCTTGTTTGTTGGATTTTGCAGACTTTGAAAGTGTTGATAATCCACTATTCAAATCT